TGGAAAGTAGAAGATATAGGAAGAAATAACGTATCTGATAGAGTTTATCGTAGTATGGAGTATAATACTGATGATATTGCTAAACTAAAAGATACTCCTTGGGATGCAAACGTTAATTTAAGAACTGTAGAATTATCATTTGATAGATCTTGTAATTTTTCATGCTCATATTGTAATCCTACTTACTCTACTTCATGGGGTAAAGATATAGAAAAAAATGGTCCTTATCAGAAATTTAAAACTTTAACAGCAGGAGCTTATCAACAAGATGGAAGTTGGGCAGATGCCGAAAATAAGTATATTGATACTAATCCATATGTAGATGCTTTTATGAAATGGTGGCCTGATTTATCTAAAGATTTACAAACATTAAGAATTACAGGAGGAGAACCTTCAACTAGTCCTAACTTTTGGAAGTTTTTAGATATGATTAGATTAGATCCTAAACCTCATTTAAATTTATCAGTAAACTCAAATTTAGGAGTAAAAGATGGTTTAATAGATAAGTTAATAGAAACTACTAACGTACTAGAGTTAGGTTCTTATGATATATATACGTCTAATGAAGCATATGGTATACATGCTGATTACCTTAGAGACGGTATGATTTACGATAAATGGAGAAATAACGTAATAAGAATGATTGAAGAAGCTAATATTCGTCAATTAGTTGTAATGATGACAGTTACTGGTTTATCTTTAATGTCTATAACTGAATTTATGGACGATATGATGGTACTTAAAAAGAAATATGGTAAAAATATGCCTACGTTAGATTTAAACTTTTTAAGATGGCCTGCTTTTATGTCACCTCTTAATTTACCTGATGAAGTTAAAATAGAAGCAAGAAAAAAAATACAAGCTTGGTTAGATAAAAATAGAGATTCTGGTTTATTATTAGAACATGAAATAACTCAAACTCAAAGAGTAATAGATTATATAGATGTAGTAGACCAAGGACATGCTAGAGCTGAAATGGATAAAGAAAAGCATTTTCATGACTTTAAATCTTTTTACGTCCAGTATGATAAAAGAAGAGGTAAAGATTTTCGAAAAACTTTTCCTATGCTTGTAGATTGGTATGATAGTATTGAAGTAGATGAATCGATTCCTGATGTAAAATTAACCTCCGGTGGTATGGAAGGTTGGGAAGTTGGAGAATATAAACCAGATATATTGAAGAAAGCTAAAGCATCAGCTAGTAGTTGGACTAAAATAGTATAAAAACACAGTTATGAAACTTACACAAGAAGATTTAAATAAATTAAATTTATTAAAAGATAATAAAGAAACATTTCTTAAGGAGTTAGGTCAAATAAAATATAACGAAATTTTGTTAGACGAAAGAAATGATAAAGCTCTTGATTTTTTTGAAAAGCTTAAACAACAAGAAAAATCTATAATAAAAGAGTTAGAAGAAAAGTATGGAAGAGGTGCAGTTAACGTTGAAACAGGAGAATTTACTCCTGAGTAATTTACACTTTTTTCGTGCTATTTATTTACGTAAGTTAAAACCAACAACTTATAAGTGGTTTTCGACTCTTTATTCATATTTATTATAGAAAAACAAATTAACTTAGATAAACATGGCAGAAACATTAATCTCCCCAGGCGTTTTAGCAAGAGAAAATGATATCTCGTTTATTGCACCTGCACCAACTGAAGCCGGAGCTGCTCTTTTAGGACCAACTGTTAAAGGTCCTGTTGAAGAACCAACAGTAGTTACTTCATATGGCCAATACCAAAGACTTTTCGGTACTACTTTTGAATCAGGTTCAAATAAATTCGAGTTTATCACTTCTATTGCTGCAAAGTCTTATTTTGAGCAAGGAGGAAATTCAATTTTAGTAACAAGAGTAGTTTCAGGATCATTTACTGGAGCTACCAATACAGCATTAACAGCTTCAGCAGTGGCTACTCAGCCATTTGCCCTACAGACACTTAGCAAAGGTGCATTGCTAAACAACGCAACAGGTTCTAACCCAGATACGGCAGTCCATAATTCAGATGGTAGTCTAAACTTAGGTACAGAAGATAACTTAAGATGGGAGATTAGTAACGTTAACAATGCTACAGGGACATTTACCCTACTAGTTAGAAGAGGTGATGATAATACTAAAAATAAGATTATTCTTGAAACATTTAACGACTTATCATTAGATCCTAACTCTGAAAACTATATAGAAAGAGTAATAGGAAACCAAACTAAAACTAAAACTACTGATGGTGATGTTACATTCATCAAAACAGTAGGTGATTACGTTAATAGATCTAGATACTTAAGAGTATCAGCAGTAAACACACCAACATTAAATTATGTTAGTACAGATGGTATAACTGTAAATTCAGATGCTAATAGCGTAAGTTTTTCAGGATCATTACCAATAGCACAATCTGGTTCTTTCCAAGGTGCAACTGGTAATTTATATAACGGAATGGTACCTAATAACCATTTTGATAGTATTACAAATACCAATACTCAAGGTATTCAAGCAGGAAATTATGCCGATGCTATATCGATCCTAGAAAACAAAGACGAATATGTATTTAATATCGTATCTGCACCAGGTCTAATTTATGACTTTGGAGAGCATAAAACTCAGCTTGATTCAGTCATATCAATGGCACAAACTAGAGGAGATTGTATTGCAGTAATCGATTTAGAACAATATGGAGCAACAGTAAGTAATACAGTAGCAGCAGCTAACACATTAAATAGTTCATATGCTGCAGCTTATTGGCCATGGCTACAAACACAGTCTGCTACAGGTAAAAATGTATGGATACCAGCATCAACAGTAATTCCTGGAGTATATGCATTTACAGATGGAGCAGCAGCACCTTGGTTTGCACCTGCAGGATTAACTAGAGGAGGTATTCCTAACGTTATTCAAGCAGAAAGAAAGCTTACAAGAGGACAGAGAGATACACTATATAACGCAAACGTTAACCCAATAGCTACATTCCCAGGAGCTGGTATTTCAGTATTTGGTCAAAAGACACTACAGAAGAAAAAATCAGCATTAGATAGAGTAAATGTAAGAAGATTACTTATTGCATTGAAAAAATTCGTAGGAGATGTATCTAGAAACTTAGTATTTGAACAAAATACTTCAGTAACTAGAGATCAATTCTTAGCTCAGGTTAATCCTTATTTAGACTCAGTCGTACAAAGACAAGGATTATTTGCTTATAGAGTTGTAATGGATGATAGTAACAACACACCGGATGTTATTGATAGAAATCAATTGATTGGTCAAATCTTTATTCAACCTGCAAAAACAGTTGAATTTATTGTACTAGACTTTACAATTGAGCCAACTGGAGCAACATTTGGCGCATAATTTAAAATGATAATATTTATAATAAAGTAAAGACATGGCAGTATTAGAATCAGGATTCATAAATGCATCGATATTTGAACCTAAAGTTCAGAATAGGTTTTTAATGTCAATGGGAGATTCCAACATACCAGGTTTTATGGTTAAAAACGTAACAGCTCCTAATTTTGAGGACGAAGTCGTTAAACTTGATCATATAAACACATATACTAAGATTCGAGGTAAAAGAGAGTGGGGTAACATGGACATGACCTTATATGATCCGATTACACCGTCAGGCGCACAAGCCGTAATGGATTGGGCTCGTCTTTCTTACGAATCTGTAACTGGTAGAGCAGGATATAGAGATTTTTATAAAAAACAATTAACACTGAAAATTTTAGGACCAGTAGGTGATGTAGTAAGTGAATGGAAAATTGAAGGAGCATTTTGTACTTCAATGAGCCAAGGTTCATTTGATTGGGCTACATCTGACGTTGCAGAACTGACTATTACAGTAGCAATGGATTATTGTGTACTAAATTTCTAAAATTTTACCTCCAACCACCAGGATTACCGGCCTTAGAGCCGGTTTTCCTATCTTTAGGGTTGTTTAAAAAAAATAAAGTTCATATATTTATATATAAACTAGTTATAACTAATAAAATTTATGGAACAAACTAACAAATTTCCAAGTGAAATTATCGACTTACCTTCTAGAGGATTATTATATTCTAAAGATTCTCCTTTATCTTCCGGTAAGATTGAAATGAAGTATATGACTGCTAAGGAAGAGGATATACTTACCAATAACAACTATATTCAAAGAGGCGTAGTAATTGATAAATTATTACAAGCACTTATAGTTGATAAAAGCATTAAATATTCAGAATTATTAACTGGTGATAAAAATGCATTACTTGTTGCTGCTCGTATTTTAGGTTATGGTGAAAATTATGAAATATCATACGGTGGAGAAAGATTAACAGTAGATTTATCTAGATTAGATAGCAAACCTATTAACGAAGATTTATTTAAAGCAGGAGTTAACGAATTTAAATTTACATTACCTACTGCAAAAAAAGAACTTACTTTTAAATTTTTAACTCATCAAGATGATATTGATATTGACAGAGAGGTAAAAGGATTGCAAAAAATTAATAAGGAAAGTACTCCTGAATTATCTACTAGATTAAAGTATATTATACAATCAGTAGATGGAATAACTGACAAATCTGCTATACGTAAATTTGTTGATAACGAATTTTTAGCAAGAGATGCTAGAGCGTTTAGATTATATTATGCGTCAATACAACCGGACATAGATTTGACGTACTATCCAGAAGGCGGTCCAGAGGAGGGGGTCGATATCCCTATTGGGGTTAGCTTTCTTTGGCCTGACGCGACAATATAGAATAGCTCTTTTTAAAACTATACACGAAATAGTATTCCACGGTAAAGGTGGGTATGACTACGATACTGTATATAATATGCCTATTTGGTTAAGAGTGTTTACTTTTGAAGAAATTGAAAAATACTACAAAGAAGTAAATAAAGCTGGAAAGAAAAAAACTTTAGATAACGATATACCTAGAGGACCAGCTATAAGAAAACCTGACTATGTTTCTAAGGCCCGTAAATAGGGCCTTTCCTATTTATACTATATAATATA